TACGTCGTGTTTGTGCTCGTGAGCGTGTTATCCTCGATGAACAGAAAATCGCCCGAACCCCAGTTCACCGGCGCTGCCCAACTGCCATCGCCATAGTTCGCGCCGTTCCAGCGCGAGCAATACGGGTAAAGCCATTCCAGCACGTGATTGCCGATCACCACTTCGTTATGATCCAGCACGCCGATCACCGTGTCCGTCACCATGTAACCGTTCAGATCATTCCATTTGCAGTGATCCATACGAAACCGGCTCCCGTCCGTGTTACTTCCATCCACGTGGATGATCCCCGCCGGCGCTGGCTGCACGTTTGTGCGTCCGCCGTCGCGAAACTCGATGCCAGTGATCCGCGTAAGCTTGTTCGCCACGAGCGTCACTTGCAATAGCTTATCGTTCTGCACCGCGTCCCTGATAATCGTCTGTCCAACGCCAGCGCCTTGCAGTGTGACAGGTCGCGACACATTCACGCGAGCGCTCCATGTGAACGTCCCGGCCGGCAGCGTTACCGTGTCGGCGCCGGCGTCCACGCACGATTGCACGCTGCCGGATGTGCCATCCGAATTGCAGTTTCCCGTCAGCGCTATCACAAGCGCCGTCCATATGCTCGCAATCATCGCGTCCCTCCGGCCAGTCGCTTCCAGTAATCTTGCGGACCAGAAGCGCGGCGACGCCGCGAAGCCCGGCGTCGCCCATTCGTAGCCTTTGTCCTGTTTCTCTCCGCTTTTCGCTTCACTGCTTGCCCACCTTCGCTATGCCAGCGCGCAGCGTCATTGCGGTAAGCGCCGCAAAAATCGCGCTCACCAGGTCGCTGAGCGAGATCGACCCGTTGAGGTACGCGCCCAGCGCCGTCAGGATCGCTCCGGCAGCCACGATGTACGTCTTGTAGCCCTGTAACCAGTCAAACATTTCCCATCACCTCCCGTCACAAACCCGATGCGCCAGTTTCAAGTCCGGTCGCCACGTCGTTCAGGTATCGGTACAACGTCGCCACGTTATCGTGATACTTGTTGTACAGCGATTGGTACTCGGCCACCACGATTGACACCGCGAACGCCAGCTCCGGATACTGCGCGCGCACGTTTGCCGGGATAAAGCTGTTGATCAGATCAATCAGCTGATCCGGCGTCGGGTTTCCGGTAACGGTCCGCAGCGCTCCGGCATACACGTACACGTAGTTTGCCACCACGTGGCGCCTGGCCGGGTCGTGCACCGAATATTTCAAGCCAGCCGAGGTTGCCGCGGCCACCGTCGCCACGATCCCCTGGTCGGTCTGCAGCACCGCGCACGAGCAAAGCATCGCCGCGCATGCCGCCATTGCAGCTACTCTCATTTTCATTTGTTCTCCTGCTCCTTCTCCTCGCCTTTCTCCCTCCGCACGTGATACAGGCGCGTAACGCTCCCTGTGTACGGCGGACGAAATTCAGTAACGCAAAAACATTCCCATCCTTCGTCGCCCATCCTTTCTATCTGGCTCTCGAAGACGGTCCTGTATTCCCAGCGTTTCATTTCTCGTACTGCGGCTCTGGCACCTTCAGCGATGGATTATCGCGCTGCAGGTGAGATGCCCACCGATACATGTCCTGGTATCCCCAGCTCTCGCGCGACAGTTCCGTAGCGCGCAGCCGCGCCTGGACGGATGCCAGCTCCTCCTTGTTCATTTCCGCTGTCGTCTGCAGCTTCGCCACATTCACGTTTATCCACACAACGCCGCTAATGATCGCAAGCGCGATCCCGAGGCTGATGTAGCTGTTTGTGTTGAGTACTCCATTCATCTCACGCCACACGTTCCCAATGTTTATTGTTGGTAGTGGGGTCATAATCCAGCGGCGCTGCTTGTCCCGCATCGCCACCGGCAGCGGCTCCCGACCGCAACCGCCACGTTTGTCTCTGTGGCGTTCCCCCGACACTTATAACGATCTCGACCATGGTGTTCACTGCCTTCGCAACGGTCGGGATCGACACAAGCTTATCCGATCCGGTCCCCGTAATCGCCGTAATCTCGGGGTGGTACTCCCAGTTCAGGCTTGGCGTCATCACCACCGATGCCGCCCCATCGAAGCACTTGTCCGTCAACGTCGTCACAGCTGTCCCGGCCGCGTACCCGCACATACAGTAATAGCCGTGCGGTCCGCGCCCGAACGGCCTGTATCTGTAAATGTTGCCACCGGCAATTATTGCGTCGCATTCCCTCTCAAGGTAGGCATCCGCCTCCGCAAGCGCCATCGCAGCGCGGTTCGACCGCGATCCCAGCAGGGCTGCGTCCTTCTCGCTCGGGTCAGACTCCATCAGCCCATCCGCAAACGCAGCCGCCTTTACGTAACTCGATAGCACCTCCGGGAAGAGACACTGGCGCCAGTAGCTCGGGCTGTTTGGCGGCGTCTGGTTCACCGAACTCGTCAACGCCACGTAACACTCGCCGCTCGCGGCGAAATAGACGAGATCGCCCTTGTTGTACTGCTTGTCGGCGATGTACGGCGACGCCGTGAACCGCTCCGGGCGCAGGCGGTACTTCACAAACACCGTTGACCCACAGAACCCCAGCACCTCTATCCCGCGTTCAGATATTCTGTGGGGCACAACCACCGGGCACGTGCCATTCGCCCTCGGGTTCGAGTTCCACACAGTGATCACGTCGCCTATCGGGCGCTGGCATGTCTGGTCCAGATCAATGTACGTGTCCACCGGGGTCAGTGGCGAGAAAAAGCTCGTGTTCGTCGGCAGCGTGCCAGGCGGCGGATCACTCGTGGCGTCCGAGCGCACGACGTAATAGCTCATCGTGGGGATATAGAACAGCTCGTCTGGCTTCCCATTCGCGCCTACCCGGTAAAATTGCCGTGTCGAGTTCCATATCGTGCGAAACGCTCGCTCCTCGATGATCGTCAACTCCGGAAACTCGAAATATCTCCACGCAAATCGCAGGCGCTCGTTGATGTGCTCCACCACCGCGTGCAGCGTATCCAGCGGCAGCGGCGCGCGCGGGTCCAGGCCGTGCCTCCGCAGTATCGCCTCATACACGCTCCTGAACGTCACCGTGCGCATCTTGCCTCATGTCACTTCCAGTACGTGATAAACACGTCCACCGTGCCTGCGGCAGTGCCGCTCATCACGATGTCCAGACCGTTCGTCGCGATCACCGGCGCAACGTCCGTGAGGGCCAGCGGCGCTGGTGTCCCAGCCGCCAGCGCCGGCACGCTGTAGATCACCTTCGCGGGCGCCTCCTTGTTCTGCACGGTTAGCGACTCGCTTGTGCCGGCGTTGCTCACGCTCACCACAATGCTCGACACGTAGCACGTGGTCGTTTCCACGGTCGTCGTGCCATTGGCCGTGAGACGCGCCGCGTAATAGACCTTGCTAAGTGGCCGGCCTGTCCCGCCAACCAGCAGCGCCTCGTTTGTCACTCTTACATTCATCCTTTATCCTCCATATTCCTGGCCACGCGTCCCGCGCCTCACGCGCAGACGCAGTTCCGGATGATGTTTCAGGAAGTCCTCCCGAAACCCCGGCCATTTCCAGCAGCCATGCCCGTACATCGCCTCAAACAGCAGATAAACGCCCAGCGGTATCCGGCTGTCCGGAAGCCCTATGCCGTTGCATGCCTTCATTTCCTTCTCCAGCTTGCGATTCTGGCGTGCCACCTCGCGAATCTCGTCGAACATCACCTTGCGCTGGCGGCGCGCCAGCCGCACCAGTGCGTCCTTGTACCAGGAGAGGCTCTTGCTCTTCGCGATCTCAAGGCGAACCTCTGTCGGTGTATCCGGCCAGAACGCTCGCGGGCCGGCGCCCACCACCAGCTCAAAAGCCCTCTCCTCTTCCGTCCTCATCCAAGATGACGCAGCGTAATGGCCAGCTTCGCGCGCCCTGCCAGCCTCGGATTCTTGCTGTGCGCCGCTTTCTCCAGCTTCGCCATCGGTATCTTGTGCGCCATCGGAATCCCCAGCGACCTGTGCAGTGCTCCAGGATTCTTGATCGCCTTCTGTATCCACTTCTTCGCCATCGTCTCTACCTCCCTGTCTCTTCTCGTATTACGTATTACGCGTTACGCATCACGTATTACGTATTACGCAAGCCGTAACCCGTAACTCGTGACTCGTAGTTCGTAACTCGTGCACGCGGAACATTGCCGGGGCCGCGATAGCTCGACTCGCGCCACACCCAAAGCGCGATAGGCCTCTGCCCGTCCCGGCCTCGGCTACCTGCGATCCCCGGCAATTGCTCCTCCTCTTGCGACGAATCACGAATCCCGTATTACGAATCCCGTATTACGAATCCCGTATTACGAATCCGCATCACGAATCACCTATCACGAATCACGGCTTACTGATCCTCTGTCGCCCAAGCGCGTTCGTCAGCACGCTGCTGCGAACATGGGAAAACAGAACCCAGTACTCGCCGCGGTTGATGTTCACCAGGCTCTTGGCCGCCATGCTGTTCACCGTCAGCACGAGGTTATCGTTCGCGGTGTACAGAAACGGCGTGTTGCCAAGCACTGGCGCATATGCGCCGTTGGCGTTCGCTTCCGTCGCGGCGTAGTACCGCGTGGCGCTTCCGCCGTCGCCCAGGCTTACGGTGTCCGAGTTGAACCCGGAATCACTCGTGTTCTGGAACGGCACCACCGGTATCCCCATCGCGCGGAGAATCACGTCACCCTTAAGCACTGGCATCAGCGTAAACGTCTGTGCCGTGTTCGCGGTCGCCTGTGTCAGGTCATCGGCCGTCACAATCGCCAGGTGCGTGAACCCGTGGAACTCAGCCCGTTCATTCGTAGTTAATGGTCGAACTAGCATTTCCTTCCTCCCTTCGTTCTACGCCGTTCCGGCGATCTTGCAGTGCGCGCGCGGGTCGCCAGGAAAGATCGAGCAAATCTTCTTGATCTCCTTGCGAGGACCGCCGCCCAGATCGGGCAGATCGGTCTCCCACGTGCCGTTGCTGCGCAGCCGAGGCTGGTCCATGTCGAGAAAATACGCCGTGTACGGCGTCGGCATGAAGTCCACCAGCACCGGGAACAGCTCAAATGTTCCCCAGTCGCTTTGGTACACGTCCACCGACGCGCCAAACAGCGTCTTCCCATCGTACTTTCCGCTCGTCACAAACACAGCCGACGTGTAGTTGGTCACGTTCGGCTGATATCGCGAGAAGAACCCGATCTGGTTCTTGATCACCGGGGTCACAAAACCACGAAGATCAGAACTTGCTCCGGTATTCTCGTACTTCGCCTGGATCAGCGCGTTTAGCTGCGCCTCCGTCATCGAACTGATCGAACCAGTGTAAATCTGGTTCGACGGCGTTCGCACATCCACGGGAATTGGCAGCTCGTAGAACCCGGTCGCCGGCGACGGATCGGCGGGATCCAGCGTCAACGTCGCCACCCCGTCGTATATCCATCTGCCCAGTCCCCGGAACAACGAGCCAAGCACTGCGCCATCATCGGGCCGGCTGTCCGTGTTGCTCCAGATAGCCCTCTCGATGTCGCGCGCAAGCTCCAGTAATTGGTCTGCTCGCGCCTCGTTCATCGCGTTCGGCGTGCCCGCCAGGCCGCCTTGCTCGCTCATCTCCTGAGCCACAAAGCCCACCATCGGCGCGCGCCTGAACGCCTGCCCACGAGCCTGGAGTTGCCTCTTCGTGCTCTGGTTATCGAACGCGCTTACGTCCTTCCCATCGGGCACGCCTCCAAACTTGCGCGCCCCGTAGCTCTTGACCACAAAGTCATAGAGCATGTTCCGCAATTTCTCGCCCTTCCTGATGCTCGCGAGGCCCACGGTCTTCTTCACGTCGGCCACATACACCAGGTCCGATAGGTCTTGTCGTTTCCCTACCAGGTCGGGCTCCAGTAATGCTGGCATTCTATCTTACCCCCCAAAAGTTGACCCGCAGTCGGAGCCTCGATTAAAACAGAGCCGCTCGCGCTAGGATCACGTCACGACCTGTTTGCGACGGCTCCCCGCCGCTCCAGTCGCCGAGTCCAGCGCGCCAAGCACATCAGCGATGCGCTTCACTCTGTCCGTCCCGGGCTCTTCCACGAGTTTATCCACGGCTTCTTTCAGCCTCTTCACACCAGACAACGACTCCGACCTGTCCACCGGCGGGTTCGCCACGTGAGGAGCCACAGGCGCGCGCGCCGCAAGCAACCGCGATTTCACATCGCTGCTCCTGCCAGCGCTCGATCCGTTTGCTCCGCTCGCTGCGACCTTCTCCCCGTTCGCGCTCGCGGCAGATCGCGCCTGCACGGCCTTGATCCCCTCGATAACCAGCGCAGCCAGATGATTGATATCCGGTCGTCCGGCCACCTCGGGCACCATCCGCAGCAGCGCAGCAGCCGCCTTGTTCTCCTCCGAACCTGATTCGAACAGTTGCGGGCATATCTGCATCGCGATCTCGTCCGATTTCTGGCGCTGCGCGTTATGCGCTCGCAGTTCGTCTCGCCTCAGCGGCGCGTGCAGCAGCACCTTTTCGGCCGCTCTGCGCCACTTGGCAATCTCGGTCGAGTCAACGAAACGCTCCGTCGTCTTTCCGGCGTCCACCGTCACGCCGTCCGGATGCTCGTCGCAGAACTCCATCAGCGCTTCCGCCTTCTGCACCTCCTGCGACAGCTCGCGCTCGTCTGCCACGTACGCCAGCGGACCACGCCCAGGCGGCGCGGCAGCCAGCTTCTGCGGCTCCTGGCTTTCCAGCTTCTGCCGCAGTTCCTCCAGCTGCGCTTCCTTCGCCCTCAGCGCTTCTTCAAGCTCGCTCTTCTGCCGCGTAAGCCTGTTGATGCGCTTCTGGTACTTGTTAGGCCGCTGTTGCTCCTGCGTCTGCTGCTCCTGCGGTTCCTGCTCGTCTGTCTGCTCCTCAGCAGCGCCTGCCTCGTCCGTCTCTGCCACCGACTGCGGAGGCTCCGCCTCCTCATCAGCAGCAGCCGACTCGGCGCTCGGTTTCTCATCCTTCTGAGCATCCTTCACCGAGAGGTGCTCCCTCACCGATTCCGGAATCCCGAGCGCATCCATCAACGCGCCCACGCTGGTTGTCCCAGGTTCGGGCTGCGTTGCTTGTGGCGTCGCCACTGACCCAGCCGTTGTCGTTGTAGTCTTCGCAACAGATTCCGGCGCGCCCGAAGCGCCAGCCGCGGCGTGTTGCCCATCGCCGGATGGCTCGATTATGACGCCATCGTTATCCATGGATTAACCCTCCAAGTGGGAAGACATGAGTTCGCATTCGGGACGCAAACACCGCGCCACACGGGTCAAACTCAAGAAGCACCCGAAAATTCATCTCCCGCCCAACCTACAGACCATCCGCCAAGCCCTACAATCCCAACCTTCAGAAAACACCAGAAAACACGAGAAAACACGGAAAAGCGCCAGAAAACACGAGAAGTTACATGTTCACACTGGCATTCCGAGCGTCACCTCGGTTCGTTTTTGGATCAGTCGCTCGTACTCCGGGTTCAGCTCGATCATGATGGCCTATGCCAGTCCATTTTCGATCATCTCATTTGCCGCCTCGTCACAAAGCATGTCGTCAAGCTTAGCTAGCGCTCCGAGGGCGGTTTTGGCGGCGGCGGCTACAAGTGGTTTATCGGACCTTGATATTGCGGCAACGAAACACTCACCCGAATCCACGGTTAATTTCGCGCCCGCCCGGAGCGACTTCAGAATCCAGGCGCCAATCGCCGGACTATCGGGAATGTGATCCAAAAAGAAATAGCCCACGGGACAGCAATAAATTTCCGCTAGCGTCTCCAGATGCCGAAGTTCTGGTTCCGACTTGCCTGTTTCCCACTCCTCCAGCTGCTGTTCTGATACTCTGGCGTAATAGCGAGCCGGAGAAAGACGGCATGATTGCTCGGCAACCTCCCTCCGTGTCATGCCCATTCGGTCGCGCGCCCACGTCAAGACTGTTGGGTTTGTCCAATGCTCGTCTTTTGCGACTTTACTCATAGACTTCCGACTTATTCGTCTTCTATGCTGCACAGGATTGGAGCGTTCACCTGAGTCCATAAGTGAATCATAAACGCGCTTCCGTCCTTACGTGCGACGTATATCCACCAGCACGTATCCGAAAGCTGCTCAACGTGAACATGGTTGGCATCGCGTACGAAGATTTCGTCTATCTCTTTCTCGTCGTTGCGCCTTATCTTCAATCCGTGGCGTCCTGCGGACTGAGCGCCCTTGTGCCTTACGTTCAAGATGCGAGCGACCTTCCGCTTGACCGCTTTAGCAATTTGACTCATAACTTTAGCGGCAATGGTGGTACAGGTAACGGCAACCAGTGGGTCGGGTGCCACTCCGGATCGGTTTCAGTGTTTGTGTGTGACGTGTGCCAGTTGCCATCAGCGTCGTCGTACCAATAGTCGTCATAAAGTCTCTCCCACTCCCATCCGTCGTCACAGGTAAGGCAGCCGATGATGCACCCTCATCTGGACCGCTTCTTACCACGACCGCGCCCGACGGACTGCGCGCCCTTGTGCTTGGCGTTCCAGATGCGAGCGGCCTTCCGCTTGGCCGCCTTATCGCTCATGCCCTGCGCCTTGAACGCATCCCGCATCTTCTCATATCCTCTCGGCATCGTTTACCTCCCACATTTGTTCCTCATTCTGTCGCCGCTCCCGCGCGGGCATCCCATCAACACCCATCGCCCTCAAAAGCTCCCCACAAATCTCTCGCACCCGCTTCTCCGTCTCCCGGCCCCGGATCGGCCTCGCCCCGCGCGACACATACCCGTCCAGCAGCTCCCGGTTCAACGACTCTCGCAGCTGCCGCAGCACCTTCAGGCAAGCCCACGACTCATCGCACGAACGCACGTCCTTCAATATCTTCAGCGCAGTATCCACGCGTGCGATGCTCTCGACCAGGTCCAGCGCCTCCAGCGGCACCGGGTTGAATCCGAGTTCGCGACCGCAGCCCGGGCACACCCTCCATTTGTCAACGACCCGCTTCATCGCCGTTATTTCCGCCCGGGCCCGGGCCCTCGATAATTGCCTCAATCGAGCTCCGGTAATACATCAGACGCGATCCGGGCGTGTGACGAACTACCCGCACCAGGCCGCACCGCACTAGCTTATCGAGATACCACTCGCTCCAGCCAGTCCGTTGCAAAACCTCACGCCTCCTCCACAGTGGCTTTGTAGGCGGCGCGGCGCTCATTGTTGTCTCTCCCTCATTCCTCTCAAGGCCTGTTCCCTCAGCTCCGAAAGCCTTCGCCTCGCGAGCGCTATACCCTCGCTCGCGCCAAGCGCGTTCACGCAAAGCGTAGTATTCCCCACGGCCTGGCGCGCCTCCTCGATGACCTCCCATTCCAACGCCTCCAGGATGCCGTTCACGCACGTCCACCACGGCTCGTCCTCGGCAACAGCCAGGGCCGCAACCTCTCCTTCGTAGGTCGGGCTCGGTCTTCGGCACGTCGGTGATTTCCTCTTCCTCGTCATGGATACATCGGGCTGTAATCCTGAGCCTGCGGCGCATTCTTCGTGAATGTTTCGCTCACCTGCATCCGCCCGATCAGCGCGTTCTGCTGCTGTTGCAACTGCCTCTGGTAATACTGGGCGCGCGTCGCAATCACCTTCATGATGTCCGGATTGTTCTGCACAATCCGCGACGTCGCCGGGTTTTGCTGTATCGACTGCACCTTGTCCATCAGCGTCTGCAAGCGCAGGCGGAAATTGCCCATCCGTGGCAGCGGCTGATCCTGGCCGCTCCCGATTATCAGATCAATCGCGCGCTGCTCATCCTGGGCCTCCGCCATCGTCGCCGGCGTCGTGTCACGCACAAGCTCGTCTGCCAGCGTATAGTCAATTGCCTCAGCGCCGATGCGCAGCATCGTGGCCTTATCCAGCAGGCCCATGTCATCCAGCTGTGCCAACTGGATCAGGAACGGCAGTTTCTCCTTCAAAAATTCCGGGTCCGCGTTCCGCAGGTCAACCGTCCCCGAAATCTCGAACTCGCCCTGGATATCCGACCTGCTTACATGGAACGGCCGCTGCAGCGGTCCCACTACGGCGGCAACCTCAGCATCCGGCAGATACTGCTGCATCAGCTTCATCATCTGCTGGAACACCGGTCGCAACTCCGCCAGTGTATCGTCCACGAACTCCTCCTGCCGCATCTGCTTCAGCGACGGATCAAGGTCATTGCCAAAAATTCCGAAATACTCGCGCACCATCGCCTCGACTGTGCGCTCGATCTCAATCGACCCGTTGTCCCACGGCGGCGGCAGAAACCATTTCCCTTCGTCGGACCGACGCATCGGCCAGATCGATCCCGGCGCGAAAAGCTGCTTCGTCTTTAGCAGTTTGTCGTACGTCGTGATCAATGGTGGCCTCAGCGCGAGATCGGCCCGGTCAGTCCTTGCGTCACGCTGTTTCTTGATCTCCTGCTCCCAGGTGTACGCAATCTCCGGAATACCGCGGCTCGATAGAATCGGCCTGCTCTCAATCTCTCGCCTCATCGGGTGGTAACACGCCTGTCCATGCTCGTATTCCTCCGGCGCATGGTACGCGGGCACATCCACCGCCATGTGGAACACGGTGCAGAACCGAACCGGAACGCCGCGATCATGCGCCAGGCTATGGAAATGGTGCAGCTCGATGCTGCTCTCGTACTGCCTGTTGATGCTCTGGCCGCGCTCGAACATTGATGCCAGCAGTAGGTCTGGCTTAACCAACTGCGGCCCGCGTCTCTTCAACGCCTCCTCTACAAACTCGCTCGAGTACCCGGCCGTCGCCACACGGTCGCGCAGTTCCGTCTCGCTCACGAACTCCACCCTGTCTATGAACGGAGCGCGCTGCAGGTCATCCGTCCATGCCGGGAAAATCACGTCCACCATCGGTCGCAGAGCGCACACCCTTGGCCTGCTCTCGAACACGTACGGAACCGGAATCTCCACTGTCCCGGCCTCCCTCAGCGTTTCCAGCTTGCGACGCGCCTCCGCTCGCGTCAGGTAGTCCTGACTCACCGACCTGATCAGGCGCACCATGTCATCCTCGTACGTCGAATCCATGATCATCTGCTGCAGATCGTCTATCGAGAGATTCTCCCCGATTGGGATTTTCGACAGCGCATCATTCCCGCCTGGGCCATTCAAAAACGACGCCACAGCCGGCTCGTTCACAAACTCCTGCAAAGACAAGACGTTCACCTGAATCCTGTCCAGACGCCGCATCTGCATCCACACCAGTTCCAGCACAGACGACCCGTACCCAAGCTTCCAGCTGCACGCGAGTCGCAGTTCCCTGTGCATCTCCTGTCGCATGTGGCTAAACAACATCCAGTTCAGTAGCGTCGTCGCCACCTGGCTCTGCCTTATTGTCGCCGCCGGTCGCGTCGAACGCGCCTGCACCTTCATGTTTCGATACGCATACGTCGCGAGAGTCCGGTACTGCCCGATCACTTTCTCCACCATGCGCACGCGCGTGTCGCTCGCTCCCGGCCAGGGCCACACCGATTCCAGGTCGTCACCCCACTTGCGACCATCGATCGTCTGCCCCGGCCACCTCGCATACCACCAGTCGCGCGCGTAATCGCAGCGCGCGATGTACGAAGCAGCGTCCGTCACCGCCTGGTTCAGCGCCGTGCGCATCATCGACAGGTCGGGCTTGTCCGTCGCGGCTTCGATGTTCCGCATCACCTCGGAGTCAACCGATCCGCCGCCTATCGGCGCAAGCGCGCCAATCGGAAACCCAGCCGGGTAATGCCCAAGTTCGTTTGGTCTCACATCCATTGTTTTCTATTCTTCATCGTATCCGAACTGCTTCAGCCATGGCACGCGCGGCGCCATTGCTGTCTTCTCCACAAAATCCAGTTCGCTCAAAAAGAGGCCGCGCAGGACGTCAATCGGGTCCTTGCACGCGCCGTGCGCGCCGTCCTCGCCCGTCCAGTTCTGCAGCGCGTAGATCACATTCGGGCACGTCTCCAGCACCTTTAGCCGCGGTTCGTTCACGCGTCCAAGCTCAGCCGAGAACCGCCCCAGTGGAATCGCCGTGTCGTAGTAGAGCGCGCCATTGATCATGTCCAGCGAGCCGTCGTTCTCGCCGCTGGTCAGAATCCGCTTCTCCGAAACCATCGCCGCAAAATCCATCCCGAGCTCCGCCATCTGTTCGATCAACGTCGTCGATCCCTCGCGAGTCTGCGTCGGGCTATTGGCGTATCGCGCGTCAATGTAGCGCTCGAAAATTTCCTCCCCGTTTTCAACACGGAGTATCTCTTCCTTGTAACGTTCCAGACCCCATCCGAGGCAGTCCTGCCCAGGGCCGCGGTCGCCGTCCATCGCTTTGCCGGTCCCCGGCACAGTCCACGGCCCGAGGTCGCCGTGACCCGGAATGTATGCCCACTGATGCCCGGTGCTCGGCCACTCCCTGTAAACGATCCACTGACCCGGCGCCGGGCACGCCACCCAAATCATGAACCAATTCCTGCCAGAGCACGGATCAACAAGGTGATAGCGCGTCATCTCCGTCCGCTTCGCGATCTCAGTAAACGCGTTCACGCTCATCACGTGCACCGTCGAGCGGAACATCGGGAACTTCGTGTAAGCGCGCCGGCTCGGAACCCCGTACGCCACCTTCAAAATCTTGTCCCGCGACGCGTTCTCAAGCGTCCGCTTCACAATCTCGTAGTCCGTAAACGGATTGTCGTTAACGTGGAAGTACACGATGCAGGCCTTCGCCCGCTGCCCCGGTATGCCCACCGCCAGATTCTCCTGCACGCGCGGCACCTTCTCGTGACCCAGCACGTTCCCGTTCTCGTCCTTTACGAGCAGCAACTCCGCATCGCTCTCCTCGATTGTTACCGCGCCGTCCAGAACCGCCCGCACCGTCTCCGTGTAACCCCAGCGCGGCGTGAACGTGAGGAACATCGTTCCGTTCCGGCTCACCAATCGGTAAAGCACTGCGTCCAGCCATTCCAGCGGCGCCTCCTCGTCCAGCCAGCCTTCATCAATTTCCGCGCCCTCGAGCGAGCGCGGGTTCATCGAGTAAAACTTGAATCTGCACTCCGATGGCGCGCCAGCCGTCGGCAACACAAACACATCCTGCGTAAACCCGCCCCATGGCGAGTAGTTCACCTTCATCCGTATTCCTTCGCGCAGGCGTCCAGACTCCGCCTTTACCTCCAGAGGGAGATACTTGTATATCTTCGACTGCTGCGCTTCGCGACTCGCTTCCTGTGTCGCCTGGCATGCCCACACCTTGTAACCGGGCTTCGCAAGCATTGCCTGCACCGTCCGTTTCGCTCGCCACTCCGTTTTGCCGGCACGATGTCCGCCCAGCACCAGATGAATCAGAACGCCCTTCGGGTGTCTCGCCCGAAACTCCGCCAGCTTCCGGTCCGCCAGTTTCCACACCTCTGGCTCATACCCGTACCGCAGCGGGTCCGCCTCCATCGCTTTCGCGATCCGCCTCGCGATCTCCACGTATTTGGCCCGCTTCTCGCCAGCAAGGTGCGACGGTGGCGGCGGTATCACTGGCGGTAGCTGCAGTTCTTCCGTCACCATCCTACTCACGCCTGCTTCCGGTCACCGCGACGATTGCAAGCACCGTCGCCGCGAGATTGATCAGCTGCATCAGGATGATCCCCTGCGACCACGTCAATGCGATCAACATCGTCATCTATCCCCGCCTCCTTCGGTCATTCACTCCAGCTTCCAGCCAGCGCAACGATTGCGAGTGTCACCGACGTGAGGTTGAGCGTCAAAATGATCCCATCCTCCCAAGTCAGTGCGATCAATGTCATCATCTGTCCACCCCTCCTTCGCCATCCGTAAGCGATCCGCACGGCGCCACCTCCGCCTCGATCACCTTCTCACCTTCACGCGCAAGCTCCTTCAGTTGCTCGATCATCTTGTTCACGTCCACGTAGTTCACATCCAGCCGCCCCGTCGCCTCGCCGATCAACAGCTGGTACTTGTCAATCAACGCGCATGCCCCGATCATGGCCGATTGCAGCGGCACCTTCTCCGGCGATTCAATCAGCCGCTCCAGCTGCGCTTCGGCGGCTGTTCGCACCTTCGCCGCCAGCTGGTACTTCATCTCACGAAGCCGCTCAGGGTACTTCCCCAGGATGGCGGCCACCGTGTTCCTGCTCAGAGGCTTCAAGACCTCGCACACCCGACGGGTGCTGTAGCCCTGCGCAGTCAGTTCCAACACCATCTCGATCACGCCCGGGCGCGCCTCACTCAGCCGCTCCAGCGTGTACTCCCCGCGCCGCTCCTCCTCCGTGATCGCATCCATCACGTCCTTTGGAAACAGCATCCCCTCCTCTGACGTGCGCTCTATTGCATACGCCTCACTCATCGTATCCTCCGTTGAACATTCGCACCCTGCGCGTCGCAATTGCCGCGCTCCTCTGCTCCTGATGCCGGGCGCCCGTCCGATAGCCAACCGTGTAAGCCACGTGCCAAACCAACAGACCAACGCACAGAACCGAGAACACAAACACACCAGTCATCACGTCTCGCCTCCTTTCCTCCTCTTCGCCCCACAAAACCGTGACATCGCCCGTGTGACACCTCCTGCGTTCACCACAACCCTGTCACGGCGGAGGTTGCGGGTTCGAGCCCCGTAGGCTCCGGAGCTTTGGAAACGCGCGCCGAATGATCATGGACCGGCGCGCCAGCGATTCGCGGAAAGCGCGGCCCGAGCCAGAT